GCTTATGTACCGAGCAGCGTATTTAAAATTACTGTTAATGACACAAGTAATGCTTTATTTGCATTAAGTCATAAATCAGGTTTTACCGATAGAATTTATGTTTATAAATATTTTCTTAGAAGTGGTAGCGGTGGAGTAGAAAGAGCACAGTCAAGCTGGAGTCATTGGACTTTTGCTGGAGCAGATGAAATATTACAAGTTTTATGTATTAGAGAAACCTTGTTTTGTTTAATGAGATATGGCACAAAAGTATTTTTAGAAAAGATACCAGTGCAAGATCGTAGCCCAGAACCCCCTTCTGGTAGCCCATATCCATTGTTATTAGATCGTAGAGTATCTACAACTACTGACACTCCAGCATCTATAAGAGTGGCTTCTGGAACTTATAACCCTACTGCAAACACAACTACCTGGACTTTACCTTTTGCTGCTGCTGCCACTACTCAGGCATGGTCAGGATTCCATACTACTTTTAATGGCGGTGTTTTACTGTCAACAATAACTTCTGGTACTTCAATAACTGCTTCTGGAAATTGGGCTGGTGCTCCAATATTTTTTGGTGAGCAGTATGAATTTAGATACAGGTTTACAAAATTCAAATTATATAAAGAAATTGGAGGAGGTAAAGCTGCTGCAAACGTAGAAAGAACACAGGTAAGACATGCAAAACTTAGATACCATGAAACTGCATATTTTGATATTGAAGTTACAGCAGAAAGAAGAAATACATCTGTTTATAAATTTGACGGAACAGTATTAGGTAGCCGTATATCTTTAATAGGCTCTGCATTACCTAACGGATACAACCCTGATGACAACAGGTTTAAAGAAGGTGTATTTACTATACCCATAATGTCCAGGGGAGAAAGATGTGTAGTTGAAATAAAAAATGACACACCGCATCCATGTAAGTTTTCTACTTGTGAATGGACTGCTTTAATTACAGGT